AAACGTGAAGTACAAAGAAGTTATTCAAAAATTATCATTGGGTACAATCGTAACAGATGCGACTTGTGACTTCAATGCAGCAGCATCTTCTTCTGTAACTATTACAGAGCAAGTATTGGTTCCAAAAGAATTACAAGTTAACTTACAATTATGTAAGCAACAATTCGTAGCATCTTGGGAAGCATTACAATTAGGATTTTCAGCTTTTGATGAAATCCCTAAATCTTTTAACGATTACTTAATTTCTTACGTTGGTGGTTATGTTGCACAAGCAACTGAGCAATCAATCTGGACTGGTAGTACTTCAGTTAACGGACAATTCGGTGGTTTCCAAACTATCTTATCTGCATCAGTAGCAGCAGGTGGTGGAACATTGCCAGCAAAAAGTGGTGGTAGTGGTGCTATCATTTCTGGAAGTATTACTTCTACAAACGTAATCTCTGTATTAAACGATGTAGTTGCAACTATTCCTAACACAGTTTATGGTAAAGAAGATTTATTAATCTATGTACCAACTAACGTAGCAAAAGCTTACCAACAAGCATTAGCAGGTGGTGGAGCATCAGGTGTTGGAGCTAACGGTTGGAACAACCAATTAAACGTTGGTGAAAAACCAATGAACTTCAATGGTATCGAATTAGCAATGTGTCCAGGTATGGGTGCTAACGTTATCGTTGCAGCTGAAAAATCTAACTTATTCTTCGGTACAGGTTTATTATCTGATTACAACGAAGTAAAAGTATTAGATATGGCTAACATCGATGGTTCACAAAACTATCGTATCATTATGAGATACACAGGTGGTACTCAAGTGGGTGTATTAAGTGATGTAGTTTACTACGGAGCATACTAAAAATAACAAATAAGGTCGGGAGGTAAAACTCCCACCTTTTAACTAACAAATTAAAATTAACAGACATGGCTTGTAATTTAACACAAGGAAGACAGGAAGTTTGTAAAGAAAGTATCGGTGGTTTACAAGGTGTATACTTTATCAACTTTACTACTGGCTCCTTCGCAAAAGACGCAAACGGATATGTAACTGCTTTACCATCAGGTAGCACAGTTTACTATTATCAGTTGAAGGGTTCATCAAATTACACCGAAACTGTAAACACATCTCGTGACAATGGTACAACTTTCTTTTCACAAGCAGCAACGCTTAACTTAAAGAAATTGACTCAAGAAATGTCAACACAATTAAAGTTGATGGCTTATGGTCGTCCTCAAATCATTGTGTGGACAAATAACGGTGATGCATTGTTAGTTGGTGAACATTTAGGTGCGGATGTAACTGCAGGTACAATTCAAACTGGTGGAGCATTGGGTGACCTTTATGGTTATTCAGTAACTTTAACTGGTACTGAACAATTACCAGCAGCATTCTTATCTGGAAGTACAACTATTAATCCATTCGCAGGATTGAGTACTCAACCAACTATCGTTTATAACTAATCGGTATAATTAAAATAATTGAAAGGGATATTCTTAATTGAGTATCCCTTTTTTATTTAACTATTTCCACCTAATATAGTGTTATATTATAGATAAACACAAGATAATGCTAGCATATTTTATATCTCAATCCAACGGATTTACATTCAGAACAGAGCCAACTGCATCTTCTGAATTTACCATGTCATTGCAGGATATGTACACTTTACAAAATTTAACTTCATCAATGGCAAACATATATTATGAGCCATATGAAAGTTATATTCAATTCACTGCATCGTTAGACACATATGTTGGTGCTGAATATCGTGCATCTCTTTATAATGCAGGTTTAAATGAACCAATTTGGCATGGAACAATACAAGTATTCGCAACACAATCAACAATGGATAAAGGTGCATACGAAAACCAAAATACTCAATATATTTCTCATACAAGTGAGAACAGATATGTAATACTACAATAATATGAAACAACAACAGAACTTTTCGGTAGTAAATGTAAATACTAACCAATTACCAATCATCACAGAAGATACAAAAACAAGATACACATGGGTGCCGTTTGGTGTTTATGGACATGATGATTTTTTTAATGCAATTAGAACTGCATGGAATGTATCTACAACTACTGCAGCATGTATAGAAGGTATAGCTGATTTAATATTCGGTAAAGGAATTTATTCTAAAGATGAAACATTTAATAAAATATTACAAAAGATAATTCCACAAGAAGAAACTAAAAGAGTTGCATTTGATTTGAAATTATTTGGTAATGCAGCATATCAAGTTTATTGGGATGATGCACATGAAAAGGTAATTAAATTTTACCATGTGCCAGTTCAAACACTTCGTGCTGAAAAATTATATGGTGAACCTAAAGTACAAAACTATTATTATTGTAGTGATTGGGATGACCAAAGAAAGATTAAAGATAAAAAGAAAGTGCCGGCATTTGGTACATCAACTGAAAAGATGGAAATACTTTATATTAAAAATTATTTCCCAGGCTTATATTATTATTCATTACCTGATTGGGTTAGTTCAATGCAATATGCAATCGCAGAAGGTGAAATCTCTAATTTGCATTTGAATAATATTTTGAATGGTTTCTTACCAGCAGTAATGATTAACTTCAATAACGGAGTTCCTGCACCAGAAGAAAGAGAAACAATTGAAGATTTATTGCAGGCTAAATTTACAGGTACATCCAATGCAGGTAGATTTATGTTATCATTCAACGATAGTCCAGATACAAAACCTACTATTGATATAATTGATATTAGTAATTTGCATGAAAAATATGATTATGTTGCAGATTACACACAAGATAGAATCTTAATTTCACATAGAGTTACATCACCACTTTTATTTGGTGTAAGAACTAAAAATAATGGATTTAATTCTACTGCAGATGAAATGATGACTGCATTTAGTATTATGCAAACAATGACAATTGCTCCATTTCAAAATTTAATATTAAATTGTTTAGATGCTGCATTAACTGAAGGTGGATATGATGATACTGAATTATACTTCGAACAATTAACTCCATTAGTAATCTTATCTAAAGCAGCTAGTGAAAGTGGTCAAACTGTTCAAACTATTGAAGATGAAACAAATAAATCAATGGAAAATCCTGCAACACAAGAAAACCCAGGCGACCAAACAACACAAAATGCTAATAAACCAATAGGAAATAACGCACAACCGCCGGTGAATGAGCAAGATAAAAAGCCAATCTCAACTTCATCAGCATTTTTCAAAAACGAATACGAAATATTTAATAAATAATAACCATGTCATACGCATTATTCATAACAAGAAACGATATCATCAAAAACACTCCATTGCAAGGTGCAATTGATGCAGATGCTCTATTACCATTTGCAAGAACTGCACAAGATAAATACTTAAAGAATTTATTAGGTACAGTTTTGTTTGGCTACATTCAAGCAAAGATATTAGACCAATCTTATGATACACTTTCAGTTTATTATCAAGATTTGTTAAATGACCATATTAAGAATACATTGATTTGGTATTCAGCAGTTGAGTATATTCCATTTAGTTCAATTCAATTCAAATCTAATGGAGCAGTTAAACAAACATCTGACCAAGGAACTGCACCATCTAAAAATGAAGTAGATTATTTATTGGCTAAAGCAAAAGAAAACGCTGATTATTATGCATTAAGATTACAAAATTATCTAATTGCATATTCAGCTCAAATACCTCAATACTTACAATCTGTTGGTAATCAAACTCAAATTTATCCTGATATGACAAATCAATACTTTGGAGGCATACAATTATAAACTATGAGTGTTAATTTAGTAAACAATACAGGTACTAACTATTCTAACTACTATAATCTATTAAACTATTTTAATGGAGTTATGATGGAACATCCTTCTATTGCATCTACTAATAATAATTCAATAGAAGATTTTGACCAAAGACAATTTCCAAGTTATCCTGCAGCAAATATCATTATTACAAATGTAGTAATGGGTAAAACTATTAGCACTTATACTTTATCAGTTTTAATTGTTGACAAGTATAAAAATAAGAATGATGAAAGTGCACCTATCACAAATGCACAAATAGTTCCGTTTTATGATGTAGATGATAAGATTGATGTGTGGGCAAACACTTTAGCTATAATGAATGATGTAACATCTTATATTCAAAGAGGTGTTACTAATTTTGAAATAAACGATAACATTAACATGCAACAATTCCATGATAAGTATGATTCTGGATTGTGTGGATGGGAAACAACAATAAATTTAACTACACACAACGACAAAAATCGTTGCTTGTTTGAATTATATCCAAATTAATATGAACCAACAAATCGTACATAATACTGGAATAAACAATACATTGTATTATAATGTAATTAATTATTTCAAAACTATAATGAGTAATCATCCTTCAATTGCATATGTGACTGTTGGTGATGTTTGGGATATTGGTGAAAAGCAATTTCCTAAATATCCAATTGCAAATATACAAATATTGAATAGTAATTTTGGAACTAATGTAACAAACTTCAGTTGCCAATTAACTATTGCTGATAAAGTTAAAAATAAAAACAATGAAAGTGACCCTCCTAATAATAAAGAGATAGTTCCTTTCTTTGGTTTTGATGATACAAACGATATATGGGCAAATACTCTGGCAATAATGAATGATTTAACTTCATATACGCAAAGAGGAGTGCAAGGGTTTGATATTGATGATGATATTGTGTGTACACCATTTGAAGAAAAGTTTGATAATGGTTTAGCGGGGTGGGTAGCAACCTTCACACTTACTACTCACAATGATAAAAATCGTTGTCTTTTTTTTTTAGTTGAACCGTTTATTCAAGGATATGTAATAACTGATTGTTTGACTAATACAAAATATCAAGCAATCATTAAGGTTGAGCAAGGACAAACGATAGGAGGAGCATTCGCAACAAAAATAAATCAAAATCAGCCTGCAAACTATGGCAATTTGATTTGTTTTGGAATAGGAGAACCATTAGAAGTTGGTAATTGGGATTTTGTAAATATACCAATGGTGAATTGGCCTGTTAGTAATTTAATAAATTGTCCTACTTGCGAATTGTGGATTAATCCTAAAATATGGAATACCACACCAGCGACGTGGACAGGAACATATGGTGATAATAGAACATGGATAACAGATTAAAAATAAAATAATATGGGTAACTTAAGTAATTTATACATTTCACAATCATTTCAATCTTTAATACATTTAGGAAGTGATACAACTATTTCTACTGCATCGGTTGAATTGCAAGATGGATATGGTAATGGTTTGAAATTGTATGTAAATAATAGTGGAAGTTTTAAAGCAACTGAAATTAGTGCATCTATTATATCTGCATCAATAATAGTTGGTGTTGGTAATATAGGAGCATTTACTCAATCTGTTAATAATAAATTTGATGCATTACAAAATGTAACTTCATCTTTGATTGCAGCAACTGCATCATACGCAACTACTGGAAGTAATTCATTCTACGGAACACAATATGTTAATGGTGATTTTTTTGTAACAGGACAAATTACCGCAAATTCTATTCATACTCTTTATGAGACAAGTTCGGTTGTATTCTCATCTGGCTCCAATATTTTGGGAGATGCTACAAATGATACACAAACCCTCATAGGAACAATTATAATGTCAGGAAGTGGAAATTTGACGGGTTCTTTGGGTGTTTCTGTTGATGTTATTGCTAGAGGTGCAATTAGTTCATCAGTTTTGACTGGTATGGGTAATGTAACAAACTATTCTGCATCTGTTTATAATCAATTTTACAATTATTCTCAATCTTTAGCACAAGTTAGTAGTTCAACACAACAAATAAATGCAGCTACTTCATCTTTATACGCATCAGTTGCATATATAAATCAATTTACTTCATCTACTAATACATCTGTAACTAATTTATCTTTATCTCAAAGTATAGATGTTACAAAATGGACTACATTAAGTTATTCTACTGCATCTATTAACG